TGTGGTGGGTGTATGTACTGGAGTAGGTGATATAGTTTCTGTATTATCTGGAATTAATGTTATATTGACTATCTTGTTATCAATGTTTTCGTCAACATTTGGTATAGAATGTACTGATACCGATGACATATCATCAACCGTGTCTATCTCCATAGTAATCGGATTTTCATCGTTATATTCATTATAATCAAACTTTCGAATAATATCTGCTTCTTCAACATCATCCACTGAATATGCGTGATTTCCATTGACGTTTTCTTCTATCTCATTATCAAAATCTTTAAGACGTTGTAATAGACTTTTCAAATGTTTGGTTTGAGATATATGAAAAAATGATAAATAATTTATGTATAATGACATCTGTTGTTTCAATACTATATTTTCATGTTCCAATGTATTAAGTAAATTAGAAATAGAGAACCCTATGCGCGTTTTACCATTATAATTAGTTATTTTGGATTGGTTTATCTCATAACATTCATATAAGAAGTTGATATACTTCATAATATCTTCATGAATATGTTTAATATCATCTAAATTATACTCTTGGAATGGTTCTAAATCTTTATATGGTGGGAATGTATAAAAATCTATTTTTTCAGCACTCAAATCTTCACTATTTTCTTTTATATAATTGACAATAAGTGTGTATAGTTTATAATAATCACAATACATACGATTATTCAATAAAACGCGAAAACGATCTATATTTTCTAACTCAACTGAAAACAATTTATATTGAAAAAAAAAAGAGTCTAAACTGAATAGTAAAGCCTTTTTTGTGGTGGTCTTGGAAAGCTCACCATATATTGTTTTTAGTTCCATTATTTTATCATTTACTTGTTTTTTTACTTTGGTTACGTCATTTCGTAATAATAATATATTATGAAAAGTAGATTTTAACTTTTCAAGATTATAAGATAAATTATTTGCCATGTTATATACTTTCGTCACATAAAAAGTTCAATCGAATGTATACAATACCTACTACTCAGATTAACACAACCAATCACCTATAGGTTTACTTAATATATCAAACGAAGTATCCCACATGTTATATGGTTTATAAATTTCTTCCTTTTGTGAAATATTTTCCTGATTATGTGTATTTGAAAGTGTACTATATCTAAAGAATGGAACATTTTTTAATAGTGGTAAGTTAGTTCGTTTATTTCTATCAATATGATGTTTAATTTCCCAGTATTGTGCTGCTTCTTCATCATATAATAACCTTATCATTCCATATTCACAAACGTTTTTTTTAAAATTAGTAGCTCTATCAGTTGAATATAACTGAATAGTAATGAAAGCATAGTAATACTCATTTTTCTTTTCATTCACTCTATGTTTCATGTCTATAGTAGTCACATCGCCTATATCCATATGTTGAAATACAGATAATATTTCTGGTTTTGTAACAGAACCAAGAATACGAGGAATATAAATATCAATTGTTGTCATTGTTGTCATTGTTGTTAATACTAATTACAATAACATTTAGTTTTTCAATTTTACAATAATATATTAAAAATTGATTAAAAACAATTTTATATGAACTAATATAACTATTCCAATAATGACCGATAAATCAACCGAAACACCGTCACATGCCGATATTGATTCTATATATGATGAATCAATTATCCTTTCAAAACCGGTAATGAAAAGGACTGTATTCAAACCAGAATGGTTGAATGTCAAAACTGATATATCCGATAATATTATATCTGACAACGTGCTTGAACTTTCAAAACCGATTATGAAAAGGACTGTAACCAAACCAGAATGGTCTAATACACAAACTGGTACATCCGATAATATTTTAGATAATATTCCACGCCCAATACTTCGTAGACATAGTCCTTCATTTGATGAATGTTCGCCCGACTGTATAAATACAAGTAATTCAATAATTGATATTATAGACAACTATAATAAAAAACATCAATAAATAGAAAAATGATACACCCAAACATAAGTAATTTACATAAAAAGTAGTTAAACAGATTATAGTCATATTATAAATATATAGCATGGATTCAACCGAAGTTCCTACCAATTTTGTTACAGTAATTAATGATTTTACAAATGATTTAACAACCACATTTCCAGAATACAGTGATAAATGGAATCATCTAACTGGTACAATAAGCGATTCAACACGAGATGAAATATACAAATATTGTGTGTCAGTATATCCTGAACGTTTTTTTGATATTCTATACCAACATGCTGACATTTTTTCAGATAAACAAGACGTAAATGTAAATTTCTTACCTAACATAGATTTTAAAATCCTTTATAATTCTGAAGGAGTAACTGAAAATATCCGTAAGACAATCTGGAAATACTTACAATTGGTTTTATTTACAGTAGTTGGTAGTGTTAAAGATAAGAGTACATTCGGCGATTCTATGAATATGTTTGAGGGGATAGATGAAAAAGACTTACAGGAAAAATTAGGCGAGACTATGGAGGGTCTTACTGATTTTTTCAAAGACATGGGTAAAAATGAAAGTTCTGAAAGTGAAGGTTCATCCGAACAAGAACAATCAATGCCATTTAATATGAATGGTATGCCTAATATGGAAAATATGCAAGAACATTTACACACATTATTTAATGGTAAGATTGGTTCACTCGCTAAAGAAATGGCAGAAGAAATTTCTGGTGATTTTACTGATTTACTTGGAGATAATGCGGAGAATGCAAGCCCCCAAGATGTTATGAAAAAGCTTATGAAGAATCCTACCAAAATAATGGGTTTAATGAAATCTGTAACTGGCAAATTAGACGCAAAAATGAAAAGCGGTGAAATTTCACGGGAAGAAATTATGAAAGAAGCCGGAGATCTTCTTGGAAAAATGAAAGAATCCACTGGGGGTGCCGAAATGTCAGAGATGTTTGCTAAAATGGCAAAAAGCATGGGAGGTATGGGTAAAAATATGAGAATGGATACAAATGCGATTGACCGTATGGTAAAATCTTCAAAATTAAAGGAAGGTATGTTAAAACGTCAGGATATTAAGAAAGAAAACATGTTGGAAAAGGCAAAACAAGAGGCTATTTTGTTACAACAACGAATCGATGCACAAGACAAATTAATTGCGAAGTATTCTTTAGAACAAAAAGACGGTAACAATATGGTATTCAAGTTTGATGGTGAAACTTCACAAGAAAAATCATTTATTCATCCTGATTTACTTAAAGAATTTGAAGCAGAAGATACAGCAAAACAAAATAAAACAAGTAAACCAAAGAAGAAGAAGAAGGGAAAGAAATAAATTTTAGGTTTATATTTTTATCTGCGTATAGTTTAATTTATGGGACTTTTTCAGTATATCAAATTAAACGTTTTTATAATTAGTTTAGCATTCGGATTATTTGCCGTATACATAACAATGCCAGATACACGTAAGATTTATGTGTACCCTACTCCTGAGAACATAGACGTACTTCAATACAAGGACAAGACTGACACATGCTTCAAATTCAAACAAAATGAAGTCGCTTGTCCCAAAAATGAGGCTGAAATAACTAAGATACCAGTTCAAAGCTAATCAATTATTTTACATAATGACGTATTGTATGTAAAATACACAACCTATCCAGAAAAGATAATTGAGTATAAGATATTGAAAAATTATTTATATGACCGTAGTGTATATTATGAATTTACAGCGTTTACTCCATACTGAGGTCGGACAAACATTAATATCCATATTGCTTGGTTTAGGACTCGCAACTTTATTTAGAAAAGCATGTACGGATAAAAATTGTCTAAAATTTAATGGACCAATTATTAGTGAAATCGAAGATAAGATTTTTAAACATGATAATAAATGCTATAAATATACTACAACTTCATCCAAATGTGATAATACAAAACGTATTATTAATGTATCTGATACACCACAAATAATCAATTAATCCAGATTATTTAGTATCATTCGTACAACTATACAATCTTACTTATATCATATTGTATAGTAATGGAGAATACAACCACACGAATTTCAGATTTACCAGACCCGAATTCACAACATATGCAACAACAACAACAACAATTTATGAATCAACCACCCTCTACAAAAACAACTGAATTGCCTAATAATTATACTCCGATTAACGTCCATCCAAATCCATATGGTGTTTCAGACCAGAACCCTATTATGTCACATCCCGAACAACCAATCAGCCCACAACAAGAAATGATTGTTAATAATAATGCTACTAAACAAGTTCCGCAATATTTATCAGAGGAACAGCGTCAAATGATAATGCCTTCGCAACAACAACGATTACCATCACGCCATATACAACAAGATACCACTCAATACGCTCAAGATGAAAGAGTCCAACCAAATTATATACCAAAAGAAAATGTGTCGAATGACTATGTTAGAGAATATGAAGATTTTACAGATAAAAATATTCAGAAACATGAAAAAGAGAATGACCGCAATCAACAAATAGATGATATTTTGAGCGATTTACAAGTACCTATTTTTGTAAGTATTTTATTCTTCTTATTTCAACTTCCCATTATAAATGCATATATATTCAAACGGTTCTCGTTCTTATCCATTTATAATGATGACGGTAATTTTAATTTTTACGGATTAATGTTTAAAAGTTGGATTTTTGGTAGTGTATATTACACCATAACCAAATTTACTAATTTCTTAATCAGTCTATAATCCCAATACCTTCAATAATTTATTCTTAGAACCAGTTTTGGTTTTCTTTTTGATTGTCTTAGTTACAGGTTTCTTTATTTGTTCCTTTTCATTAGATAGTTTCGTTTTCTTATCATTAGGGGTATATTTTAAAAACCATTCTTGATATTCGGGAGATGATTGTTTATTCTTTAACTCTTTAAATTTTTGGGTTTTTTCAGACCGGATATCTTCAATAGTAGTTTGCTTACCATAACATTGGTTTGTAAAACGCTTTAAAATACCTTTCTGTTTTAGTTTATTTTTTTCTTGAATGTTGAATAAATACTCAGCCATACATAATAATCTGATATCATGTAATTTTTTGTCACCATAAACAAAGCTCAAATACAAACTCATAATAGTATCAATTGTAGCTATTTTTACTAATCTATCATTCATATTTATTTCATTATAACTATGACAAGCGATAGGTTTATGTATTACTGCTACAATGTCATCTTTTCCCACAGATACTTCTATGTTCTCAGGTATTACTTCACCAATAGCATTATTTCGTGTAATTTTAATATTTTTGATACCATTCTCTTGTAATTGTTCTTTTAATATTAATGCTGTTTTTTCTAAGTCTTCAGATAGTACATCAAAATCAGGTATTTTCTGTAATTCACGTTTATCAGCATTATTTACTTGTTTTGAATACAATCCACTTGCGTATCCACCGAAAAATACAACTCCCTCATCCATTAATGTATCTCGTGTGATGAAATAGACTTTCTCTTGTTCGGACATACCTATTTCCATTTTTCTCTGAAAATCTATCTCGGTACAATTGGAAGTTTTTAATGGGTAATATTTGTTTAGTAAATTTAATCGTTCTAATACTTTCTCCCATCTGGATACATCTCCATCAGGCCTTGATAACTCTAAGTACATAGACATTCTCAAATAATTTGGAGGTGTATAATGAATACCCGATCTTTTGATAGAATCGCTTTTAATTGAATTAAATAATTGTTTGGGTAATTGTGTGATGTCAGCAATGGGAATGAAATTTACAAATACTTTGTATGTTCCGTAATGTACACCTGCTTTTGCTTCTACATTGGTGTATCCATTATTATAATATATATCAGCCAATTCTTTTGCGTCGTTCATTGCGGTTGATGAAAAGAAATCATAATCAGGTATTTCGGCTTCTTTGTCATAGAAACGCGCATTTTCTGGTAATATATTGTTAATAGCAGTACCACCATAACATACTAATTTCTTTTTCATAATAAACTCTTCTACTATTTTTATCATTCGTTGTACGTCTTCGTCGCTAACAATTCTTTTACCAGATGTTTTTTTATTTTCTTTTATAGCACTTCGTAATACAGCCATTTCGCACTCTTGAAATGTCATTTTATTATTACATTCGTCCGGATAAAAAGTTTTCTTTGATTTTTGTGACCTATTTTTATTGTATTTACCCATTTGTATATACAATAATTATACTTTTTTTTACTGCACCTGATTTTTTTTCAAATAATCGATAGTATATGCTAAAGGAAGTATACCCCCTTTGTTATCATTAAACATCTGTTCGTATTGCTCTAACTCATCGTCTTTAGAATAAAACTTATATAATACGAATTGTGCTCCGTAGTTCAATATAAAGCTATTTATTTCTGGGTTTTTTGCGTTATTATTAATAGTATCAGGCATAACCAATCTCATGCTTCGTGTGCTCGTACATAATCCACATTTGTCTTCTACTCGTATGTGGTCGTAACTTAGATTTAACAATTCGGTGTATCTATGAAGATATAAATCATCTGACCCACTTTCTAAATTAACAAATGTGGGTAGATTATAACATTGTCTTTCATTGGGCTCACATGTAGATTTAGTTTCATAATTACGGTCAAGTGTTTTATCAATAATTAATACTATTTTACCCTGTATATCTGCCAATTTGGTTTGTTTAGTAACTTCACTTTGGTATAATCTGGACTTAATAGTTGTATCAATCGATTTTGATATTAATCTATATAATTTCGCATCATCTCCTTTTGATTTGATTCTTAAATGAATAAATAGTGGGTCATTTAAGTTAGGTGTAGGTTGAACGAAAGCGGAAGTAGATAACATACTAAATACATTATCAAGTAGTAGTGTATTATCAGTTTCAATCGTTTCTAATGAAGTATCGTTTGTATACGTAATCATTGGTTTATCGTCAATTAATAGTACTTCAAAGTCTAATAATCTCACTCCGCGAGTTAATAGGTATTTAACCATGTCTATATTTACATTTTTACCAGTTACAGCACTATTGTAAGATGACTTTATAACATAATCTTTTAATGTAGGTTTCTCAAGTGAGTCGTTTGAAATATACGATTCATCATTGGGTAATGAAACAATACCAGTTCCTTCAGATTCTATTAAACTATGGTATTCTCCTTCTGCTGTTCCAAACAACTCGAAGCCTTCGACTGTGTTACATTGACATTCATTATTTTTACATCTGGACCTACATTTTAGTGATTTACATTGTAATTTATTAATAATTCTTGCCATCATTTTACGCTTCCATAGAAAACGATATATTACATATATGAATATACAAATAATTAATAATAACAATATACTTTGAATCTTATTCATTATTATGGGTTATATATTATTTGAAGATTTAATATATTATCACTAACAAATATAATAGTAATTATATATAAACTTATAATAATGGCTGGTGGATTACTAAACATTGCTGCCGTAGGAAATGCTAATTTATTTTTAACAGGAAACCCAAGTAAAACATTCTTTAAAGTAACATACTGTAAATATAGTAATTTTGGACTTCAAAAATTTCGGATAGACTATAATGGTTCAAGAGATTTGCGTTTAACTGAACCTTCTACTTTTCAATTTAAAATACCAAGACATGCTGAGTTATTAATGGATACATATATTGTGGTAACATTACCAGATATATGGAGTCCTATTCATCATCCATTACCTAAACCAATCATCTCACAAGAAGGACCTAATACTATACCAGAGGTAGTAGATGGAAATGACACTGGATGTAGATGGGCTCCTTATGATTTTAGGTGGATTGAAAATATTGGTGCGTCTATGATTCAAGAAATCGAAATCACAAGTGGGTCAACGACTATTCAAAAATATACTGGTGAATACCTTTCTATGATGGTTGAACGTGATTTTAATAATGAAAAGAAAGAATTATTTAATAATATGTCTGGAAATGTACCAGAATTAAATGATCCAGCTAACTGTAATGGGCGTATTAATTCATATCCTTCAACTATTCATACTTCAAATACCGCAGGTGCTGAACCCTCAATACGTGGGAGAAATATATATATACCGATTAATACGTGGTTTACATTGAATAGTTCTTGTGCGTTTCCATTAATAGCACTTCAATATCAAGAGCTTCATATTAATGTCACATTTAGACCGATTCAAGATTTATTCCAAGTACGTGATGTGTTTGATTCCAGAAATAATTTCCCATATATAAAACCAAATTTTGGCGAATCGCGATTTCAGATGTATCGATTTTTACAAACACCACCTTCTATAGAAATATCTGCTGAAAACTACCAAAATAAACTTTCGGTATGGAATGCTGATATTCATCTAATGTCAACTTATTGTTTTTTATCGAAAGAGGAAGCAGAATTGTTTGCACGAAAAGATCAAGTATATTTAATTAAAGATGTGTTCACCCATACCTTTGAAAATATAACTGGAACCCGTAAAGTTAAATTACAATCACCACCTGGTATGGTTGCGAGTTGGATGTGGAATTTTCAGAGAAATGATGTAAATTTACGCAATGAATGGAATAACTATACAAACTGGCCGTATAAGACATTACCAGTGGGTAGTGTACCATATACTAATTCGAACACACAAGGCGCTTTTCCAAACGTAGACCCAATTGATTTACTTGTCACTGGTCTATTAACTACTGGTAATTTTGCAGTAGAAAATAGAAAAGAAATACTTGAAACCATGGGTATACAACTTGATGGTAGTTATCGCGAAAATATGTTAACTCGTGGTATTTATGATTATATTGAAAAATATACCCGAACTAAGGGTTCCGCTAAGGAAGGTATATATTGTTATAATTTTTGTTTAGATACAAGCCCATTTGAATACCAACCATCAGGTGCTATTAATTTAAGTAAATTCAAAAATATCGAATTAGATATTACTACTTATGTTCCTCCAATTGACCCTATTAATTCCAGATTTGATGTTATTTGTGATGGAGAGGGAAACGCAATTGGATTTCGTAAAGAAAATTGGAGATTATATGACTACAATTATAATATGACTTTGTACGAAGAACGATATAATGTATTATCATTCATGGGGGGTTCATGTGGTATGTTACATTCAAGATAAGTATTACTGCGTGTTAATTCCATTTTTATTACAATTATATAGTATAACAAATAAATCTATACTATATAAATGAAGGAAGTATCGAATAGTAATAAAGTATTTAGTAATGATAATAAAGATATGAAATCTGCTAACTTTCAAACCGAACATATGAAGAACAAAATAAAGAATGTGAAGAAAAGGAAGAAATTATTAAACATTAAAAATATTGAACCATTAGTTAATATTCATGAAACACATAATAATCATTCATCTAATCCAAATGTAAAAGAAGGCTTTACTTTTAATGAATGCGATTGGACTGGAGAGGATAATGTGTTTGAAGGAAGTAACGAAGACGTCGTTGACACATCACAATCATTCGCAAAAATTGTAGAAGATGCTTTTAATTCGCTTGAAACATGGTATGATGAGCGTATGACATTTTATACAACAATCGCAAGTAGTGATAATAAACATATAAATCATGATAAAGGATATTTAAAACGGTATTTTAACTGGATAGTATCAATATTCATTGCGTCTGTAGTTGTATATAACTGGAGTTTTATTATGTTTTATAGAGATGTAGGTGGTAATCCTATAAACGCATTTAATGTTCCACGAGAAGAAATTAAGAAAGCAACCATATCAAACCCTTTTATGAAAATTGTAAATTTTTTTACTGATATACCATTCTTTATTACGGATATTTTTAAAAGATATATAACTGATTATTTTCCTGACTATATTCTCAAAAAAATAGAAAACCCTTCTTCGTCTAAGAATTTAAAAGCAGTAATATTATTGTTATTTATGTTTATATTAACATTATCCGTATTTATGATACATGGCTCAGTAGGATTTTTGAAGAGTATATTGGTTGATTTTGCCAAGTTGGAATTCTCAGGGTTTTTGCCTATCGTTGTATATATCACTGTTGGAATATTATATTTAATGACGTTTATTGAAACAAACCCTATTGTCGATATATTACCACTTGGGTCATTGATTACATTCGCAGAAATGTTTAGTATTTTATATTGGTTTAAAAAGATTATGTTGTTGATATACTTATTTTTTATAGGAGCACCATTATCAACCGCCATATTATTCGGATATATATTATTTCATTCCTTGTTTGGAATGTTTTATAATGGAACAAACCTATTTAAAACGAAAACAGATTTTGATGATTTTTTGAAACAGTATAAACCTATACCCAAAAGTGATACAGCATGTAGTCCTCTTAGTTTCTTTGATAAAATCATAAATTATATGACTTATATATTCAATTACATATATGATAATTGTATTCAAATTGGGATTATAATAGTCATGATATATGCGTTGATTGATTCAAGTATAAACATAAAAAATAACGCATTAAAATCATTAATCATGGTTATTACACTTGCTTGTATAGTGGGAGCTGTTATATATAGTATACTAATTAATGTATTATCATCGAGCAATAATGAATCGTCGTATACGAATGTACCTACACCTGACACCGACAAATTTAACCCATTTAATACACCAAATATAGTACCTACGGAAGAATCTATACCTGACTTAACAGGTAAATTACAAATACCTACAAAAGAAACTATATCTGACATTGCTGGTAAGTTAAATATAAATGATAATGCTACACTTCAGGATGGATTGAATCAAATGGGAAATATAGCATCCACATTAAATTCGTTGAAAAATAGTAAGACGTAATAAGTATATTCGATTTTCACAACTTAAATTAATTAGTATTTACAGATATAAATACTAATCGTTAGTATAATTATTATAGTAATGGGAAACGATGATAAACAACAATCTTTGGATAAATATCCGTTCGTGAGTATATGTACACCGACATTCAATCGACGCCCATTTATTGAGAACATGTTTACTTGTTTTCGTAATCAAGATTATCCAAAAGATAGACTGGAATGGATTATTGTAGATGATGGAACTGATAAAATTAAAGACTTGATTGTATCGTCAGATATTCCTCAAATACGGTATTTTGAAATAGAGAAGAAAATGTTTCTGGGTGAAAAACGCAATTACATGCATAAACATGTACGAGGTTCAATTATTGTCTATATGGATGATGATGATTATTATCCACCCAACCGTATTTCACACGCGGTAGAACGACTACAATCCAATCCAGAAGCATTATGTGCTGGTTCAAGTGAAATTTATGTATATTTCAAAGGAATGAATAAAATGATTCAATGCGGTCCTTATGGTCCTAACCACGCAACAGCAGGTACATTTGCGTTTAAAACCAAATTATTAGAACAAACTAAATATGAAGATAATGCCGCATTAGCTGAAGAAAAGGCATTTTTAAAGAACTATACCATTCCATTCGTACAACTTGACCCATTAAAAAGTATCCTTGTATTTTCCCACGAGCATAACACATTTGATAAACGAAAAATGTTCGACCAAAAACAAGACCCTCAATATTTTAAAGAATCTTCCAAAACTGTAGATACATTCATACAACATAATCACGAAAGTAACATTAAAAAATTCTTTATGGAAGAAATTGATGCACTATTAGATAAATATGACCCTGGAAAACCGGAGATGAAACCCGATGTTCTCAAACAAATTAAAGAGATTGAGGCAAGACGAGCACAAATGATTAAAGACCATGAAGAATCACAAAAACAAAATGGTCCTATTATGCTTACTCGTGAAGGACAGCCACCCATTCAATTAACTAACCAACAGATCGTTCAGATTATGGAACAACATAAAACACAAATAGTCGAACTTTCGCAGAAAAACGAACAATCAACACGATTTAATCAATTATTACAGCAAAAAGTAATTGAATTAACAAAACAAAATAGCAATAATATAAAAAATAAAGATGAAAACTTAGAAAAGGAACAACTTATTATTCAAATACGTGCCCTTACAAACAGAAATGAAGTGATTGAAGAACAATTATTAAAAGCAAATGATACTATTACTGTATTACAAGGTATTTCTAAAAAGGTTAATGAGAATATTACAATCCATGCGATTGATAAAACTATTCCCGAAATATCCATACAAATAGTGAATGACGATTAGTTCTTACTCATATTGATAAAATTCATACAATTTTATCAACAACAAATTATTCAGTTTCTTCTATATCTATTGTGGTGGTATCCTTTTTTACACTCTTATCCATGTATCTATACATACGTTGTATATCCAGTTTATTGATATTATAATTTTCAAACACTTCTTCGATATTATTTGTATCATCATTATTCATCATTAATCGTATTTCTTGAAACATAAAAATCAATTCAGACTTATCCAAATCTAATTCTTGACATAATCCATAAATAAACATCATATTGTTATATTCGGTAGAATATTTTGTCAATACTTTTGTAAATCTTACTTCTGAATTACCAAATTTTTGTTTGTTTTCAGGAAAATTATCATGATAAATTTTATTATTGTGAAATGTTTTCATTAGAGAGCTCATTTCATTAAATTGCCAAATCTGATTTTGAAATGTAATTCTATCAATATAATCGGCATAACACATTTTGTCTAAAATTTTTTGATATACTGGGATAGATCTACATCTATCATATTTTTCTATCATGTCAACAACATTCTCGTGCCATAATAATGCCACTATTGTACGTTCGGTTTCATTCATTACACGATTATGTTGATTTAATGGTACATAATTGTTAATTAATGTCTGTGTAATTCGCTTTGAATCTTCATTATTTGATTTCTGTTGAAATATTAATGACAAAGCATCTCCCTCAAGTAATGAAGGTTTCTTTTGATAAATATCATATACAAAATTCAATTTACGTACATCGCATTGGATATATTCTAACAATGTTTGTTTTTTTTCTATATTATTCGGGACGTTTAAATCAGGAAACATAGTTATTAGTATAGTGTTGATTTGAGTCATTGTTGGTAATTTCAATTCAAATGTATTACATACCTTCATCAATTCACGAATTTTTTTATCAATACAATAGTTACCTATACATATTATTGGATTCATTGTTGAATTTTCTAATTTCTGTTTCTTTGTTTTCTTTTGACGTATTAGTTTTATTAATGCTGTAATACCACCTTTATCACCATTATTCATTCCATCTATTTCATCCATCAATATTGCTTTTTTTTTAACCTTATGTGTCATCATATCGAGTACGTTTCGGTTTGAGATGTTATTACTGGTTATTGTATTAATCAATCCGGTATTACGAACATCACCCGCATCATATTTTATTACATCATAATTCATTTCTTTCAATAGGTTCATTATGAACGTGGTCTTTCCTGAACCAGGAGAGCCATAAATGTATATACCTTTTTTGTAGGTTACTTTATTATAATTTGTATCAAATTCATTTAATATAGATTTTATATTATCAGAAATAATCTGCCTTTCAAAAATACGTATCAAATCTGTATTATTAATTATTTTTTCCATAAGCACAACTGTTATATTATAATCGTTCTTTTATAACTTGTTTTCTACGAATAATATTTTATCATAATTTCAAAATATTATTTTACAATTTTATGCGAAAGAACTAAAATCAGCTGTTCTTGGAATAAAATTACTTTGTCTCTCGGGTAAAGCACCATATCGCGAGTAGTTATTGTTGGTTCCGTAATATTGTCCTCTGTTTCCACCGGTTTGTTGAGATGCCATGCGTCCAGTACCATTTCCAAGTTGCTGTTGGCGTTGTTGTTCGGGGGTTAATATACCAGCAACCCCACTACCAGCATCGCGAACTAATCCAATTGCTCCACCGGTTACATCTTTAACTAATCCTGTAGCTCCACCAACTATTTCACGACCTAAGTCTACTACTCCACCAACCGCATCTCGACCTAAACCTACAGCTCCACTCGCGGCATCGCGTCCTAAATCAGCAGCACCACTTGTTGCATCACGTGCCAAATCAGTTACTTCACCTACTGTTTCACCGATTACTGATTTACCTGTAGATGATTCTGGTGTACTAACTCCATTTCCTCCTACTATAGATTTACCAGAACTTGCCTTTGTTCCACTTCCGCCATTACCACCACAATTCGTGCATGTAACATCGTTAGGGCACATAGGACATGTAGGACATACAGGAGGTACTATTTGGGTTTTTAAAATATAATCTTCAGATTTAGTTTCTTCTTTTTCAGTTTTTTTCTTATCACACTCTGAACTTGTTTCTGAACTTGTTTTTGAACTTGTTGGTTTCTCAACTTTTTCACAATTATCCATTCCATATAATGTGAATCTTCTCACATTCTTTAAGACTAAAGAATCCATAGTACTTGATTCAAATCCACAAATAAATACCAAAGTTTTATCCACGTTTTTGATGTATGTAATTATGTTCTCTCCTTGTCCGTCTAAAGCAGTCCATGCTTTTAATTCGGCATATTTTTCTTGATTTTCATGGGTCTTGTTATCGTCATACATTTTCTTAACATCATCTGAACCTATTTCTTTACCCTCGCCATTATAGATAGTAATGCTTCCGGTATTGTTTTCCTTACGAACTATTAAATTGGATGTAGGAATATCATACAATACAAATTTATCCACTTGATATAAATCATGTTCTCCGTATTTTTCATCTTTGACATATTTATTATTATTATCATCTTGGGTATTTGTTGAATTCGTAATTTCAACAGCTTCTACATTTATAACACTCTGCTTTTCTTTAGAAAAATGAAACACACCTCTTTGGGTCATCTTATTATCATCCGATTTTTCATAAATAGATATATATGTTTCATTTTTCCAAGGAATATAGAAAACAGTTGTTTCTGGTGCGAATTCACTTTGACTAACATAACTCCAGGTCACACATGCGTTATCCATAGTATCGATTAAGCTTTCTTGGGTTGGACGATGTTCGGTTACAGTCTGAGTAAACTCATAAATGAAACTTTCGGCTCCACCACGTGGTGTAATAATTAGTTTTTTGAGGGTAGATGTTTGAGACCCCATATTTTCGTGTCCTTCAATATTGGTAAAAGTGTCACCTGAACCGGTACCATCAGTAGCATCAGTACCAGCAGTAGCATCAGTACCAGCAGTAGCATCAGTAGCATCAGTACCATCAATAGCATCAGTAGCATCAGTACCAGCAGTAGCATCAGTACCAGCAGTAGCATCAGTAGCATCAGTAGCATCAGTACCAGCAGTAGCATCAGTACCAGCAGTAGCATCAGTACCAGCAGTAGCATCAGTACCAGCAGTAGCATCAGTACCAGCAGTACCATCAGTAGTAGATGTCCACTCTACAACTGCTTCTATTATATTTCCATTTTTCTTATCATAAAAAATTGTTTCGGTTAATTGGGTTAAAGGTGCGGTCGGTGAATATTCAGGTAATATAAATTCACTAAACTGTCCTTTATCATTAAACATGTTCTCAACACCTTCTACAAAGTATGAATTTCTCATGTAAATTGATATTGCTAAAACTATCAATAATATTAAAAATACGACTAAGGGTGTTAACTTGAAACTCTTCATTATATATAAACTATATAACGAAAAATATTTTGTGACGAAAAATTGAATAGAAACGTTATTTTTGTAATATTTCAAATATCAAATGGAAACTTCTAAAAAGACACGTGTTAAAAAGGAAACCCCCTTATTAGAACGGTTTTATAGCGATAATGCTGATTTGTATGAAATATCAATGGATGAAGCAGGTAGAGGCTGTATGTTTGGACGTGTATACATTGCTTCAGTAGTTCTTCCTAAAAATCCAGAATTGTTTTCTGGGGTGGATGTAAAAGACAGTAAAAAGTTTAGTTCAAAAACAAAATTACGTGAAGTTGCTGAATATATTAAAGAAAATGCTCTCGCATGGCATATTGAATACGCAGAAGCAAGTGAAATAGACAATAAAAATATTTTGGCATGTGTTATGGATGGTATGCATAGTTGTATTCGTGAGTCTATTGTAAAAGTAAATGATGTTACTGGTATTCAACACAATACATCAAAATTTATGGCGATTGTGGACGGTAATTATTTCAAACCATATTGCCATTTTGATGTGAGTACAAACGATTATCAACAAATACCATATGTAACGGTTGAAAAAGGTGATGGTAAATACATGGCAATCGCAGCCGCAAGTATCCTTGCTAAAACAGCTCGTGATGATTATGTATTAGAAATGTGTGAAAAATATCCAATTTTATCAGAACAATATGGTCTTGATAAAAATGTAGGCTATGGAACTAAGCTTCATATGTCAGGGATTCAAGAATATGGTATTACACAGTGGCATCGTCGCAGTTTTGGCTGTTGTAAAACTGCTATAGTGACTGTGATTGAATAATTTACATGTCTTGAGCGGTCTGGATTTTTACATCTTCATTAAACTGATGTTTTTTATTTATAAATATTATATCAACCTGCATATTATAATTAAATATGTAATGAGATTCTACAATATCATAAGGAATAAATCCTATAGAATCCATATATTTTATATGCTCTAAAAAATTGGGTACACCTTTATTATATTCTCCAAAAAACGGCATTTCTAACAAAATAAAATCAGTTTTATGTAAAATGTTTGTTGCACCTTTCAAAATAGGTATTTCAGCACCCTGACAATCTATTTTGATAAATATATTATTATCATTTGTCATAATGTGGTCGTTTTGTATAATTGTGTTCAATGTGATGGTTTTTCGTTTTATAGGGGCTACATTTGTATAATATGCGGTTTTCTCTTTATACATGGAATCGCCCGTTCCTTTTATACTATACCAGTCAAATTCTTCAATCTTATCACTTAATAGTACATTTGTGTACAAATATATGTTGTTATTATCATTAAATTGATTTAACTCTATATAATCATTCGCTTCAAATAGATAGTATGTTGATTCTGGATAAATCTCTTTCATAGATGTAGTCCAGTCTCCTTTATTTGCTCCTATATCTAAGATAACGGAAGGTTCATATCCCTTATCCTTGATTAATAATTTTATGTGATCGAACATTACAATAATACAAGTATATCTATCTATATTGTTATATTTACAAAAACATGTTCTCAACATTCTTCTTTGAAATTTCCATATAATTAGTCGTTCTATCCATGGTACTATATCCAATAAGGAAGTTCTCAGTTTTTTTATCAAATACAAACCCTAAAGTATATTCAATATGCTGTTTTTCAAATGTAAATGGAATACTATAGTGTTTAACGTTGAATGTTTCTACATCCAATACAACAAACATATGATAATAATACCGTTTTTGTTCGTGACTTACCAAATGTGTAATGAACCAGATTTCATTATTTATCGTTACTCCATTGGTTGAACCACGTAATAGTTTAAATATACTGGGCGTTTGTATCATATTTGTGGTAAAAAAGGAGGTAGTCATATCTGTAGTGGTATCTTCATTCTCAATATATTCACCAATCGTTAAAGGATACCATTTATATATCACTTTCACTCGTTCTAATGTAGTATTAAATAGTACCCAATTCTTTTCTACAGCATATGCTGTTTCTTTACTAACAAGCGATGAAGTGGCTTTATGAGAATTCATATCAATTGAACCTGTTTCAATCATTATTTTATCATGTGAAATTCCTCGATTTGCGTTAAAGCATACACCCATTGAGTTTGATAATAAACGTATATCTTCTAATCCCTCATATACACAATCATGCTTGGTATTATATTCTAATTCAAATTCCTTTTCTTTGGTCCATTCTGTATTGGTTATATCAAATACACTAATTATATTCTTTGTTATAATGTTATTATTCTTAGTCAAATTTCCGCTATTATCTTTGTATAAATACGACCCATTATTGTCTATAAAATAATTAACGAACCGTGTATTTATATACATTTTGTCATTGTTCTCACTATAACATATAGAAGGCGTAGAACAAAACAAGTTTGGATATTCTTTTAAACATGAAATATTCAGTATCGTCTTCACGTTTTCTGTTTCGGGTTGTTTCATATCAGATAGAGACTTAACATAAAATTTGTAATTAGAGAGAACATTATTACGTATGTTGTTCTCTAATGGATAATTTAAAACTCGCATAAACACTTTTATCATATCTATATTTTGTTGATTACTATAAAATCCTGTGATTGAGAACTCGTAGTCTATTTTATAATCATATATATCCTTTTTAAAAAACAACTGGTTCTCTTCATTAATGCTATTACGACTTTTGATAGCCATGTTATAAAAAACATCAACCAGTACATAATTTTTATTGTTTCTATAATAATGAATAATCTCATATAAGTTCTCAATACGTTCTGGTAAATGATTATATCCTTCAAGCCAATAGAATATTGCTTTTTCCATTTCATTCATCGCTTTATAGCATAAACCAATACAGTAATAGGAATACCAAACTTCTTGTATCCATCCTTTTAGTTCTATTCTTTTTTTATATGTATTGATAGCGTTTTCATATTGATGAGAATCTTTATAGCTATTCGCAAGATAAAATGTATATCTGTCATTATTTTGATGTTTTTCTAATCCTTCTTTCAAAAGCTTTATATCTCTAATAAATTTATCTGCCTTAGCTCCACCGTCCCCAATATCATTAATAAACATTAACTTTTTAGGAATTCTATATATAGTTGTGTTATATGGTGTCTTGATATACTCATGGGTTACTCCCCAGTATGAAAATTTACCTGTATTTTTGATAATACGAAGATTTTGATATTGAATTTTGCTATTTCCTTGTAATAAATAATATGCGTCTTTATCCATAGAATTTTTAAAATCATATATGGAGTCATTATTATTTATATGTAAAGTCATATCGGCATCTAAAAACAATATATAATCAGCATTCTCCATTCCATAACATTCTTTTAGTGCGTAATTACGATTATATTCAAAATTATGGAAGGATTCTTTTACTATTTTTCCTGTCATATTTACATTATCAAAGAACGTCTGGATTGTATCAATCGTATTGTCGGTACTACCAGTATCACATATACAATATGTATCAATTAAAGGTAATACTGTCTCCAATAACCGTTTGATAATTTTACTCTCGTTTTTTACAATCATATTTAGACATATTTTAGGCATGATTGAGAACTTGGTAATATATTATAAATACACCAATGTTTATATTTATTTTTTAACTGAGTATTTTTTCCAGTTATATAATAACTAACCATTATACAATGTCCTTTACGAGATTTCATGATGACCCACACAGAATTAAAAAACAAATTGACGAAAGTAGCTTTGCTGGTAGATATATGTTAAATACACCTGGTCCAGGAGAAGAACTACCCTTTTTTGAAGACGCTCAAGTTAGACTACAACACTGGGGAGCTAACTTACAAGAGAATACCGTAGCTCTTGAAAGCGATTTACGTGGACTAACCCGTCCATTAAATCGTGATTTAACAAATGAAAATAACTATCAGAAACAGTCTGTATATAGTGCTCCAAAATACTACCATTCAAGTCAACCTTTTATTCAAGAAAGTCGTGCAAGTCATCCCGCTTGGATGTATAAAGATTTAGAACAAACACGATGGGAAAAACCTTTATTAAACCCATTGAATGGTTTAGAAAAAGGTTTTCACGAAAACGTCCAAACACGTATTTTAGAAAAAGATAATCATACTACCAAAATACCATTTGTGAATGGTACAAATCAAAATAATTTTTACTTAACTGGTAATTCTATATGTATTTCTGGCAATGAAGATAGTTGTCCTGGAACACTTTATTCTGGAAAAATGAATAACACCAAAAAATAAACTAAAGAATAATATTGTATAAAAGTAATATATTTATATAATATAAAATAAGATGGAAGTAGTCGTACCATTATTTGCCTTATCCAGTTTATATTTAATTAATAACCAAAATAAAAAAAAGGATGAAACAGAAGAATTCTCAAATCAACAAGCATTGCCTAATACCAATGTAGCAGATATTAATTATTCAAACGAAGACCCAAATGAAACTGAAAATACATCAAATTTATCTGTGAATAATCGTTATGATAATGGTGGTGGAGTATATACTGATAAATATTTTAATCAGCAAAAAACCAGCTCTGAGGGTGGAACTGAATATATGTCTTTAGACGGTAGTAAAGTTACCGGAGATTATTTTCAACATAACAATATGGTTCCTTTCTTCGGAGGACATTTGAAGACCAGTCCTGAACGTGAAGAAACTAACGAGAGTATTTTAGACAACGCAACTGGTTCTGGTTCTCAATTTATTAAAAAACAAGAACAATCACCATTATTCTCGCCTGGTGAGAATTTACAATGGGCGAATGGTATGCCTAATCAAAGCGATTTTATTAAATCACGAATTAACCCCAGTATGAAAATCGCAAATGAAAGCCCATTTAAACAAGAAAGAGTTGCACCTGGTCTTGGATTAGGTTATACAACTGAAGGTTCTGGTGGATTTAATTCTGGTATGGAACAACGCGATTTATGGAAGCCTAAAACTGCGGATGAACTACGTGTCGATAATAATCCCAAAGCAGGCGGTAATATGGTTTATGGATATGAAGGTCCAGCTAATAGTCATATTAAGAATATTGCCACTCGGGAACAAATGGGTATTATGGAAAAACACCGACCTGAACGTGCTTTTGAATTAGATACCAGAAATGTAGAAGGGTTTTCTAATGGTGAACGTGATATTGGTCGTTTATTTACAACTGGTGGAGCTGAAAAAGGCCAAACCATGCGTGGAGTACCAGTCGCAAAACACGTATCAAGACCTGAAACCGCTGTTTCATATACTGGTGCTGCTGGATATCAAAATGATGGAACTTATGTTCCCGGTGAATATATGGAGTCTAAAAATCAACAATTAGGTGCTCCACAAATGGGTACTGCAAGCGCACAAGGTAAATACCTACCCACTGAATCCGATTATGGCATCAAATCAAAACAAGCTTATCCTAATAATAGAAGCGCAAACAAACAAGATAGTTATTTTGGTATGGTTAGTGGAAGTATTGGAGCAGCTGTTGCACCTATTATGGATATTTTACGTCCATCCAGAAAAGAAAATGTGATTGGTACATTAAGACCTTACCAAAATCCCGGTACTAATGTTCCACAATCATACATTTTCAACCCATCTGATAAATTACCCACTACTATGCGTGAAACCACTGAAAACTCAAAAAATCACCTTAATGTCAATGCAAACCAAAATGGGGGTGGTTATCAGAGTACCGCTCATCAAGTATCTCATACGACTCGTAACGAGACTGGCGATTTTTACTACTCAGGTGTAGCAGGTGCCGGTGACGGAACCAGACAACCATCATCATATCAATCTGGCTACAACCAACGTAATAATGATATTAAATCAAGCACCATAGATGGATACATGGTAAAAGGTAACATGTCATTAATGAACACCAAGATGAATGTTCGTCAGGTGTCTCGTGATGAAAAACTCAAAAATTCAAGAGAAGTCTCAGGTACAATGCCTTATAAATCACCTGATACAAATACTATGGGACGTTTATCTGGCAACGAGAAGGGACTCTATTCCAATATTCAAACAGATAGAACAAACCCCGAATTTTTAAACAACTTACAATCTAATCCTTATGTTTTAGACCATCGTAAAGCACTCTAATTTGTAAATATTTACACATATATATTTACAAATCGTTTACATCAAGTAGGATGTATATAGTAACAGACCAGTTACATTACCGCTATCTACATTTATAATTATTTTTTGTTCGGGTTTAGCTTCAGTCGCCTCTATTATTGATACACTACCGATTTTATCACCTGTTTCATCATAAATATCGCCTGATTGTATTATGTTAATACATTTATTACCAACATCCATACCGGCTATTTCACATTCACTCTCATCCAGTTTTTTACATGATTCTCCAAACGCATCTTTATTATAACCAAAAACCGTTCGTGATACTTTTTCTGTATAGTTTGAAATATCATCTGCCGTTAATATTCTATTTGGGTTTCCATATGGTTGTGATTTGCTTTTATTTGAAAAGAAATCGCCCCATAAATTAACCATTTGATTTGTTTGTTTCGTGTTATTTGTTATTTCTAATTGGAAATTTTTAGGAAACATATCGTTTGTAGTAGGCGTTATTATTATAAAATTGTTGTTCGGTCTTGCTTTATCTAATTTTACATTTATATTACTATTCCTATTTTCAGTGTATTCACTATATACCTCATTGTTACTAATCGTTATTTTACTGTCTACCTCGTTTATGTATTTTTTCTTATTATTATAAATTTCATTTAAAGATTTATTACGAGGTATGTATTCATCAAATGTAGATGTTGGTAATTTGATGTCTGGATGATTCACTGATAGTGTTGTAACTGAGTAACTCGCTTCATCTATCATACCTACCGATTTTGGGTCTACATCTAACATATATACATCACTTTTTGTACTACTTAGCACATTTGTTTTAATTAAAGGCTGTGTAAAATCAAATAACTTAGTCCGCATACCCATACCAACCGACCCACCTATATAAGGATTTTTTGGTTTAGTTGGCAAATTATATTTTATGCTTTGTGTTGTTGGTGTTTGGTTTTCAATGGTAAATTGTAATTTAATATCTGCTATATTCGGTGGAGATGACGGAGGTTTCGCAAGTTCTGTTTGTTGTTTTTTTAGTTCAGCTTTTCCTTCCTTTTTCATTTCTTCGGGCGTTTTACATCCAAATGGACCATCACAATTCGCCCCTATTTCGTACATGTCATCTAAATTTTCAATATTTTTATCATCACGGGAAAAATACCAAAATGACACCAAAAACAATGTTATTAAAATTAGAAAATATATTCCATTTCGGGTTGTTAATTTCATTAAATACTTATAATATATAACTATTTAATATTTTCAAAATCAATCTATATTAGAGATTTGTAGTATACCCTACGTATAACAATATTCCGGTTGCCCCTGTATAGTTCTCAATATTCATTTCTATAGTATCGATTGAATTATTCGGTTGTCTATTGGTTTTTGTAACATGACCGATTTTACCACCCTTATTATCAAATATAGGCCCCGATTGGATTACGTTGATTATGTTTTTACCTACATTTAATTTATTTATATCACACTCTTTTTTGTCTTTAACAAAACAACCCTCTGTAAATATCTGTTTATTATAGGTAAACATTGATATATCTTCGGATACATTCGTATAACCAGACAGATTATGTGGACCAATTATCGTATTTGGATTACCAATAGGGCGTGGTTTATTTTTATTTATGTATGTATCTCCCCATAAATCAAACTGCATTTTATTTTCTTCTACGTTATTTTCGATTGTTAATGTGAAATTCTCAGGAAACTCCACTGCGGTTTTGGGTGAAATTACAATAAAACGATTTTGGTTTACCATATTCGCATTTTTATGCATAACTGGATTCAATGATTGAAATCCTATTTGTTTGGGGGTATTTTCGTTAAATATAGTAGAACGATTATCTAATATGACACCATCCGATGATAATGACGTTATTGAATATTCTATGTGGGCGGGTATTCCATTTCCCTTATCTAATTGTTTATCTGCTGATAGTTTACTATCACTTTTTAAAGATACAATTAATTTTGGGGAACTCTCGTCATTCTCAAGTCCTTCCTTATAATCATTTTCCTGTTTGTTAAAAAAATACCATATTAATAGAGCAGTAAATATTATTATTAATAAGCAACATATGATTGTAGTTATGGTTGGATTGTTTCGTAGCATGTCTTATACATTATAGGCTTTATAATAATCTGAAATGTATACTCAAATTATTATAATAATAATAGCCCCCAGAGAGGATTGAACTCTCGACCTTACGCTAAAAAGGACCAGC